ATGCTAAAGGTGTTCAGGGTGGTATTTCTTCAAGAGCTGGTTTGCTTCCTTACTCAGGAACTCTTTCAGTATCTCAGATCCAATCAGCTAAAGAAGCTATCCTCAATTCATTCCAGGACTCAGCATTTAAGACAGCCCTAGAGAACGTCCTATCTAGGGTTACTGTTGTTAGTGCCGCTAACTCTGTGAGTGCTCCTGCATATGATGATCAGGATGTAGAAAATGCTGTAGCTTCCCTGCTAGAGATCTTTGTTCCTATGACTCGTACAGCAGCAGATGATCGTATTGCAGAACGTCACCTAGACGAAATTGACTGGAAGGCAGAAGCAGAAAGATTCGAGACTGAACGCACAGAAAGAATCAACGCTTACCTTGCTACAGGAGTAGGTTTCCAGCCCCGCAAGAAGGCATCTCTAGCCCTGTCAGATTGATTCTAAGGCTCTAACTTAATAGTTTGGTATAGGACTCTGGGTAGCCGTATCTAGAGTCCTATATTCTTTCTAAAATACTTTCTGTAATTAGTGCATTTAGCTCATCCGAGAACCGATATTCTATTTGTAAGGAAAAAAGAAGGATTAAGCCACCTTCTTCCCGACCAAATAGAATGAGGTACTAACTATGAACGAGAGTGAAATTGATCTAGAAACAGCTCAGCTTATGGCAAAGATTTATCTAGGTGAGCCTATCGATGAAATGACTAACAAGGAAATCAATGAGCGTATTGAGGAACTTGCTAAGATCAAGGAAGCAATGCAGCCTAAGATTGTCTTCCGTGATAGTCCTACAGAAAAGCCTAAGCCATTTTACAAGCACACACGTAAGAACAGTTCTAACTTTGAACGTACTGGTAAGCGTGATCAGACAGTCTCAATTGCAGCACGTTGGATCGGTGACAGACCAAATGCACTAGCAGAAGGGATTAGGCACATCGACGGAGACCTAGAGCAAGTCTGCACAGATTGTTGGAAAGTATATGTCTTCATTGAAGCTTCTGCTGATTCTACCAAGAAAGCATTTATCACAAGAGGTAAGGCAGAAGATACGAAGCATAAGAGCTGGGCGATTCGTCTAATTCACCACCCACATGATATTAATCTGGAAAAGCCTATCAAATCAATCCAGGTGTGGGACAATGGAAGAGACCTTGTTGGTGAAAAGAAGAATTACTCATGGGAAGAATTCCACGCACTTATGGAAAAACTTCAACTACTACACAAAGACAGGAATGGATGTTCAAAGCGTCCATTCTTTAAGGACTGATCAGTCATGGAAAGGACAAGAGAAATGACTTCAGCAACATTAAGCAAGACTGATTTTGAGGTAGAAGAACTAGCACCAGGACAATACTTGAAAGAGTGTCAGGAGACATGGAGCCAGTTGACTACATCAGATAAATGCAGATTAGCAAGCATTATAGGCATCGATCACGTACTCAGAATTGAATTGAGGTTCCAGGATAACTAAATTAAAGAAAAATCTTTTAGGGCTTGACCAGCAGTTATGCTGGTCAAGCCCTATTTCTATGTCTGTTATCAAAACGTTATAAAATAGTTGATCAAAAAGGGCTGTTTTAGCGACACTCTAGTGTCTAGCAACCGATAAATACTTATGTAAAGGAAAAGAAACTCAAGAAGAGGAGCAACAAATGCCATACCATAACCTAGCTGCACTACAGGGAATCAAGAAGAAGTACATTCTAACTGAAGAAGAGTTCTACAACGTCTTCGGGGATTACTCAACTGGATTCTTCGTTATTACTGAAGCTGATGGTGGACGTACTTACCACCTACTCTCAACAGGAGAAAGCTTTACTGTAATGGATGACATTGCAGATGTGAAGTTGAAGATCAAGGAATACCTTGACCGTAAGGTTAACTTCAAGAGCTTCAAGCCTAATAGCAAGTAATTCTACTGAAATGAAAGAAGGAAAGAAAATGGAAGCTTGGGTAACAGAAACACTAGATTGGGTAGAGCAGTCACAGGCAGAGCGTGAAGCTGAGACAGCAGCATTCAATAAGCGAATGGAAGAAATTAAAATTCGCCATGCTAATCAGCAAATGCGCTTGGATGTAGTAAAAAGCAAGTTGGATAAGCTTGCAGGACAAGTAGATAATATCAAGGCTGATCTTGAGGCTTACCTAGCTTCTCGTACAGCGTAATTCATCTGAAAGGACAAGAAGATGAAGAATCCCTTTAAAGGTCTAACAATGAAGAATGCAGCTTTCTTCTTCATTCTAATCTGTGCAATCGCAGTAAGCTTCTGGGGAATTTCAGCACTGCTGCTACTTGCAGGAGCACACCTAGCAATCGCACTAGCAGGAGGAATTGTATTTGATGCTCTAGCTCTATGGCTAGGACATGAAGCAGTAGAAGTAGCTCTTTCTGATGAATCAGCTACAGGACTAGAAATGATTACCTATCTTGTTGTAGGAACTAGCATGTACCTTAACTGGCTACATGCAAGCATGGAAGGTATGACTTATCCTCTACCTTACGTAATGGCTTTGTTCCCACTAGCAGCAGGTATCCTGTTCCACTTTTACCTAAAGCGCCAGAGCAAGAAGGCTCGTAGAGAACAGAATAGAATGGTTAACCGTAATCCAGTTCTAGGCAAGATGACAGCGGTAAGGTTTCCTATCAAGAGCTTTAAGATGTGGAGCAAGTCAGTAAAGACTAACCTAGCAAGAGCACAGCATGAACTTCCGGTTTACGGAGAAATTGAGCAGGCTGTTATTAAGGCTGATGCAACTCTAGGACAGCCTGAGAAGGCTCCTAAGAATAAAATTGAGAAGCCTAAGCCACTTCCTCAGCTAGCACCAGCTATGCAGTCAGAGACAATCTCAGAGCCACTAGCGACTCCTGTAGTTGAGGCGAAGGAAGAATTTAAGTTTGGATTCCAGGCTACTCCTACATTTACAGCTACATCAGTAAGAGGCAAGGCTTTTGAAGCTTTTGGAATGGGTTACGACAATCCAGAGCAGGTAGCTGAATGGATTGGTACTGACAAGCTAACAGTACAGAAACATTTCTCAGCAGCACGTAAGCAGTAAGTAATTTGGAGGCAACGTCAATAAGTCCTCCCCTATCCTGACCAAAGTAAAGGACTAAGAAAATGACACAGAAAGAAGAAGTAGTTGATCGCACTAATAAATTAGATTTAGCTCAGGCAGTTGTATTGTTCGGAGTATCCAAGATCTTCACATACATGGCAGAGATAAGATTTAGTTTCCGTCATCCTATTCTTGACTGGAACAGATGTTACGGCAATACACCTAAGGTTGAATTAAAGATTAAAGGACTCAAGGGTGTTACTGCTAGGAGTATTAGCAGAGGTCATTTCGATACTATCCGCAGACAATACCATTACGCACTAATCGAGCAAGATGGTTTACCAGGAAAGTTCTACGTAATTAAATACTACAACGATTTCACAAGAGAAGAAGTATTAGCTCTAGATCAATTTGCTAGAGATCATTTCAATTCAACATTCTCTCTACCAGGATATAAGCCAGATCCAACTAGAGAACTTACTGCAAAGCCACATCAAGAAAAAGAAGAGTCATTCGATCCTCGTTATGGCACATACCAAAGTACAAACCGATAAATTGAATAACAGGAGCAGAAATGCTCCGCTAGGGACTGGCAGGTAGTGCACCTAAGACGTTCAAATCGTCTCAGTTCCACGAAGACCTGATAAAGATCTGACAATATAAAAGGACAAGAGTAAGGAAATAGGATGAGTATTATGACAGAAACAGCTAATAACTTCGGTTGGTGTGATCCTCACTCAGCAGATTACCGACCTGATATTGTGCAATTGATTGAAGATGTTGCAGCTAATAAAGTAGATACAGCTAGAAAGCGTTGGCAGATTAATGTAGCCTTTGAAGATTTGCAGTCTGAACTTTATGCACATCTACTTACTTATCCTAAGATTATTGAAGGCGGCAAATTCCCCTCAAAGGTTCTACACAATGAAGCAGCTAAGTTCTGCTTTAAACAACGTACAGATCAGGGTGCAGCCATTATTGGTACAGATACCTTGCATCTAGTTCTTACAGATTATAACAACATTCCTGATTACATCTACAAAATTCTTAATGGTCCTGTATTTGCTAAGGCAGGCAAGCCAGCAGGAAAGTATCTCGAAGTAATTGAACAGGAATACAAGTACAGCAATAAAATCGTAGGCACATCTAACAGAAAGACTCTAGCAAGAGCAGTAACTAGGCTTGCAGAATTGATTTCAGGGGTAATGGTAGGTACGCCAGATAGTTTTACTCATATTGCTAACCAGCCAGGAATGCCTACTTATCTTGATGAGTGCGAAGACTTTTATGAGGATGCAACAAGCGCACCTTATGTAGGCATCTACTATTGCAATAAGGGACATGGATACAGAATCAGTACAGGTGCAAAGCCTGAGAATAAGAAAATTGGACAAGCTAAATTGCTCGGTTATTACACTTGCAGGTGTGGAAATATCCTAACTCTAGACACTAGAGAAGTAATAGGTGAAGGATAGGTCACTCAATAAAAAGCCCTGTAAGCTGCGAGAGTAATAAGAAGCAGGACAGGTGTGGTAGTGCAGAGCATTAGAGATTTCTCCGCTGGGTTTTGTTCTTGTCCTTCCTGGTGTTTGCTCTGCACTACTATTTAACAAAGACTTGAAGTAACAACACTTCATTGAGATAGAAAGTGAGAAAGAAATGAAGCTAGTAAAAGCACTTAATGGTGATTGGGTTAACGTAGCTCATGCATCATCATTCAACGTAGCAGACTTTGGCAATCGAGCTGTTGTCTATGCACGTGTAGGAAACGTTAGCTATGAGATCTTTTCTGCTGGATGGCAAGAAGGACTTGATGCTAAAGCAGGCTTTAAAGCCGCTGAGAGCTTTCTAGACGACTTATTTAAAAGACTAGGTGAAGTTCTTAACGTTCCTGATAATGAGCTTAAATCAATCTTCCTAGAGCCTCAGTACACATGGACTATTGAAATGGAATTGCCAGATTCTTTGAAGGCAGCCATGAAAGAAGGAATGGAAAATCCAGGTAAGGTAATCAACCCTAAAAAGCGTACTCCACGTAAGAAGGCTGATCCTGATGCCTGAGGTTGTAGAGATTACTCATTACGATGTTCACGCTGTTATTCCAGCAGAATCCCTTTCAGCAGCAATCGAGGCTATCAGTCATGTTAAAGGCGTTGTTTTCTCTGTTAAAAAGCATGAAGGTAGAGGACAAACACCTACTTGCAGAACAACTAAGAGAGGATCTGCTGATGAATGAGGATGTGTTCATTGCTGTTAATGCTCTCATTCCAGCCTTTACAGATAATCTGCTAGTCGAATTCAAGAAAGCTGGAATCAATGACGAACTAAATAGATCTCAACTAATCCTGTATGCGCTAGGCGTAGTTAATGAAATGGTTGAGGCTAAGAGGTTTGATGATATTACCAAAGGCTTTGGAGACACTAATGAATGATTTTAAATTTAACTTTATGAGTCCTGATGGCAGTGTCATGAGTATTGATGCTAACGACATTGAAGGCGTTGGATACACACAAGACTATAAAGGTATGCGTTGCCTAGAAGATGCTACCGAGGATGAAAGAGGAATTGTTGTTAAGTTCAGTGCTGACAATATGGTTCTTACTTTCAAGCCAGGAGCTGTTCTTACTGTTATCACTTCTCCTGACAGCGATTTCATTCACAGAATGGAAGAGGCAGATGTGGACGAGGGATAATAGATTCCCTGGATGGGAATTCTACTACAGAGATAATGTATTACATGGAAGAAATAGAAATGAAGGTAAGTCAGGACAAGTATTGCTACCTGATAGTCATCCTAAGTTCTTCCATCTTGATTTAGATAATAGAAAGACTTACTTAGTTGATTGTGCAAACCTAGACCCTGAGCTATGGCTCAAAAGTTAGCGGCACTAACAACAGTAACCCTAGAATGAACGAATGAATGAGGTTGGTTATTATGTCAGATTTCGTAAACACAGTAAGACCGAATGAGCTAGTAAACCTGGCTGCTATAGAAGCAATTTTCATCAAGAATCCGCCAGCAGTAGATATGAACAAGCTAGGCAGGACTAAGGAAGAAATTGATGCTAATGTAGCTAGGATTGCTAAGACATTCAAAGTAGTAGCTAGAGGATCTTCAACGTATGTATTGTTTGAAGGAACTCTAGAGCAGTGTAGAGATTATGTAGAAGAATTATTTAAACAGCAAAGTTAAGCAATAAGCCTCAGCACTATAGGTGTACGAAGGTCATACTTCACTGAGGCACGATCTATCAGTAACTATTCTGGTAGAAACAATAACCCACCTAAAGACTGGTCGGGCTAATTCCTAAAGATTGGATAAACAGAAATGACTACAGTAGAAGAATACAACGAGTCAATCTACCCTAAGCTAGTAGCTGCACAAGACGGATTGCACCTAGCAGGTATTAAGACTTGCATTAATGAAATCGATAGAAAGCGTGTAAGGAAGCAGGAACTACAAGCTGCTGTTACTGAATATAATCAGCTCGAAGAAGAAATCATTGAGCTACGTAAGCAGACAGAGAAGCTGACTAAGGCTATGACATTCAGATCTCCCTTTGCAGGATATCCAGAATACGTAGAACAGCCTATTCCTGATCACATCAAAGAAACAGAAGAGCTTAAGAAGACGCTAGGTATTGAGAAGTTCCCTAGCTATAAAGAAATTGAAGAGCTTCTAAAAACAGGTAAGCTAATAGTGACATGAAAGTAAGGTGGTGAAAGTGGCTAAGGCAAATGATCCTGCAAGAGCGGAAAGAAATAGAGACATCCTTATTGACAGGAAGAATGGCTTTACCTATCCCGAACTTGCAGAGAAATATGAAATCTCAGTAGGGCAAGCTTACAATATTGTTACTAAATATATTGAAGAAGCTATTAAGCCAGCGGCAGATGAGCTAAGGCAATTTGAGATTGAAAGGCTAGAAGGCTACAGACGTGCATTGACAGATAGAATTGCAGCAGGTGATCCTAAAGCTATTGATACAGCAATCAAGGTATCTGAATCCTTGCGTAAGCTGACAGGTGTAGATGCATCAACCAAGATTGAAGTAGAGCACACTGTGTCTGATCAGGAAGATAGGATCGCACAGATGATCCGTAAAGCCTCTCAGATCAACACAGAGCCAACAGAATAAAGGGGGAGTAACATGGGAACCTACTCCTTTATTGACCCTCTCACATTTAATCCTGCTGAGTATATTGCTTCAGGTGGATTGATTGGTATGAGAGATCCTGAGCTTGGCAAAGAGATGATGACTACAGCCTTTGATCCTAATGTACCTACAAACCTACAATCAAAGATTCGTAGACAGCTTACTAAGATGGACCCATTGCTATTCGCATTGCTATATCTTTATGAGCACATTAGCGACAATGAAGATAGAGTTATTCTGTCAGGATTCCATCTTGATGTTTATTCATGGGCTGTAGAAGTATTGCCTAATGCAGACTCAATGGCTATTAAAGATAAGCGTACAGCATTCATTGCCCCTCGTGGTGCAGGTAAATCAACTACGCTATTCGTTATCCTGCCTATCTGGGCTATGGCTCATAGGCATAGGACATTGATTGCTACATACGGTGCATCATCAGAACCTATTGAGGATCACTTGAGAAACGTTAGGCGTGAGCTTACTGAGAATCCTCTACTGACTAAGGATCATTCAGGGCTTGCTGAGTTCTCTACTAATAAGGATAGCTTCTACTATTCAAAGAGAACTAAAGTAGGCATGAGTGCTAAAGGTCTTGATAGGTCTATTAGAGGAAAGCTAGAACAGGGCTTGCGTCCTGACTGGATTCTCTTTGATGATGTTGAGCCTGGTGAATCTAACTACTCTGATAAAGAAATTGAGAAACGTAAGACTACAATCCTCAACGATATTATTGGTGGAGATGCTAACGCTGTTGTGTCTTTTGTTGGAACAGTTACCCGAGCAGGTTCTATTATGCATGACATCTTGAGATCCAAGACAGAGAATGAAATAGTTCCTTGGGTTAAAGAGCAATTCATTCAGTGTCGTTACTATCCTGCACTCATTACTAATGAGGATGGCTCTAAGGTAAGTATGTGGGCTAACAATCCTAAAGAGGAATGGTCTACAGAATTCATGTGCTCTATCGAGAAGACTAATGCATTCCAAGTAGAGAAGATGAATAATCCTATGGGTAAGCAGGGTAAGTATTGGAGTCTTGACGACATCAGGATTACACCTGAAGCTAAGAAAGATCTTGCAGGCACACGCTATATCCTTATGGTTGATCCATCTATTACTACAAAAGATACCTCTGACTGGACAGGACTTGCTGTTGTAGCTTATACACCTGCTATGGCTGGTAGTAATCCTCAAGTAGAAGTAGTAGATGCTAGGCATGTGAAGCTGGTTAATGAGGACTTGCGTATGTACGTATTGAGAATGCTTGCTGAGTTTCCTCAGATTCGTTATGTGCGTGTTGAGGTTAATCAGGGTGGAGATCTTTGGGGTCTAGCACATAAGCCTAACGATACCCGTAGTCGCTCTGGTGTTTTCCATGACTTGCCTAACGGTGTAGGTCTTATGGTTGGCACCACTTCTCTTAATAAGGAAATTAAATTCGCTCAGGCACATGACTTCTATCAGAAGCCTGGAATTGACATCTATCATCGTGAACATTTCGGTGAGCTAGAACGAGAGCTAATCGAATTCCCTAAGGCACGATGGGACGATATAGCAGATGCAGTAGTTATGGGAATCAACTACTTCCTTAAGCCTGCTGCAAGTAAGAAGATTCGTACAGGATCTACTGAAGTAAGTTACCTATGAAAGTTAGCGGCACTAACAACAGTAATCCTAGTAAGTTAACCTACCGTCCCACAGAAGGGGGCTAATATGAGTATCGCTGAAGTGGTGCACGGTTGTATTGCACTAGATAAGGCTCGTCCTCAGTACATTGGAGCTGAGGAAATGTATGAAGGAACCGCAGAGGAATTCTTTGCTTCAACTCAGGTAGAAAGAGAAGTAGCTAAGACGGGTTCTATGGGAAGAGTAAATCTTGTAAAGAGAATTACTACTACTGTAGCTAACCGAGTAAAGCTTGCTGCTGTCTCTGTGCCTGATGGTAATGAAGAGATCAATGCAAGACTAGATCTTATTCGTGAAGCTAATGATATGGATGTCTATGAGAAGACCCTTATCAAGAAGACCCTGATGTATGGAGACTCCTACATCTCTATTTGGAATGTAGATGAAGAGGATCTTACTGAAGATGAGAATATGCGTGAAGCAGGCGTAAGCCTTAATTACAATTCTCCTTTGTGTATGCGTATGATCTATGATCCTAACAATGAGCGTAAAGCTCTGTACGCAATCAAGTCATGGAAGGAAGGAGAGCTAAGAAGGGCTGACCTTTATTTCCGTGATCGTGTAGAGCGCTACATTACTAAGGATGAGAATCTAGACGGACATAAGCCTGAGCATTGGGTTACTTATGATGAGGATGTTATTGATCCTATGTCAGGAGAATTCACATCTGATAATGGAATTATGTTCCATGATTTTGGTGAGATTCCTGTTGTTCATTTCCGTACTGACCTTACTTATGGAACACCTGAAGCTATTGATGGTTATTCTTTGCAGCGTGCTATCAATAAGGCTCTTGTTACTTTGGTAGCTACTATTGAGCGTACAGGATATCCTGTAAGGCTTATGCTTATGTACCCTGAAGCTATTCTTGATAACAGTAATGAGGAAGATCCTGAGTGGGAATTGGATGATGAAGTTCCTAATGCTCCTGTAGTTCCTCAGTCTGCTGCTAAGGATAGACCAGGAACTATGCGTAGAGAGCATGGAGTAAGAGACGTTAAGGAATTTGCACCAGGACAGCCTAACGTATTCCTTGACCCTATTATGGCTTTCATTAAGCTTATGGCTTTGGCTACTGAAACTCCTGCATATGAGCTTAACCCTGAAGGTAATCAGCCATCAGGAGAGGCACGTAGACAGGCTGACAAGCCGCTAGAGGCAAAAGTAATTGATAGGCAGACATTCCTGAAGGGTCCATTTAGTAATCTATACAGGCTCGCTCTGAAGGCTGTTGATGTAGTAGTTCGTAAGGTTGATATTCAGTGGGCTCCTACTTCACCTATTAATGATGCAGATGGTTGGACAACTATTGCAGCTAAGCAAAGTGCTGGTGTTCCTGTAGCTCAGACATTGGCTGAGGCTGGATATAGCGAAGATCTTATTGCTGAGTGGACTGACAATGTTGCTGAGGCTACTACTCTTGCTGAGAAGCTTGAGTATCTATCAAAGATTTCTCTTGCATTGAAGGATATGGGAACAGCTTCAACTCTTGGAGTTATTTCTCCTGAACAGATTGAAGCTATTGTAACTTCTTTGATTGCTTCTCTTGAGAGTGATCAGTAAAAGTTAGCGGCACTAACAACAGTAATCCTAGTAAGTAAATCAGATGGACACTAGAGTAGTTATAGGAGAATAATAATTATGACAACACCTATTAACTCTCCTATAACTGACTCAGAAGATAAAGCTTCTGAGAAGTATGAGAGTAAGACAATTAAACTTATCAGCTCTATTGTTGAGCAGGTTACCAAAGCTATTGCAGATATCCTTATTGCTGAGGGAAGACTTAGTGATGAGGAATTGAAAGCTAAGGTTATCAGTATTGTATCTACATTAAAGCCGAGCATGTCTAAGCAGGCAATTACTTCTGCTGTTGTAGAAGGATTGAACTTGGGAATTGCTCAGGCTGGATTGTATGAGGATATGACTAAGCCTGTAGCTAAAGCAAAAGATGCTAAGGCAATCGCTAATGATGTAGCTGATTACAGTAAAATCATTTCTTCTGCTGCTAAGGATGCTTTGAATCTCGCTAAGAAACTTCCTATGGATGGTACCTACATTGATACAATCCTAGGCAAAGTTAAGCAGGTTGAAAACAAAGCTACTCGCGCAGCAGCAACCCTAGCTAATAGGGCACAAGCTGAAGGAACAATACTTGCAGCTAAAGCAAACAACACAAAACTTGTATGGGTTAATGAGAATAAAGCATGTCTTCATTGCCTAGCTTATGCAGGTCGTGTTGTTAGCCCTGATAAGCCTTTTGGAGATCATTCATATGATCCTAAAGGACTAAACACAGATGCCTTGCAGCTAGAAAATCCTGATGGTGTGAAGGGTCCACCTCTTCATCCTCATTGCAGATGTCGATTGAGGATATGGGATGGTCCTGATCCTAGAAAGCCTGAGGATATTCCTACAAAGAATAATGAAGTTACCTTTCCTGAAGCGTTGCAGCGTGAAGCACGTAGAGCAGTGCTAAGAGGTGACTCAGATTATGACTCTCTGCCTACAAGAATTAAGGCAGCAGATAAACTACTTACTATTGGCGCTAATCTTCCTAAGACAGTTGAGAAGAGAGCAGCTATAGCAGTAACAAAGGGAGAGTTCCCTAACCGTGTCGGTAATTAAGTTCCGTGTCGGAACAGATGGAGGAAATAGAAATGCCTAAGGAAGATGAGAAGGCTGAAGATCAGAACGTTGAGGAAACCGAAGAGGTTGATGAAGACGAGACTGATGATAATGAAGCTGAAGAACCTACTATTGAAGAGCTAAAGGCTCAAATTGCAGAAAAGGATAGAGCCCTTAAGAAGGCTAATGCCGAGCGCACACGCCTAGGTAAGAAGCTTAAAGAAGCTCCTAAGCCTGAGGACAAGGAAGCTGCTCCTGATCTTTCTGATAAAGCTAAGCGTGCTCTTGCTATTTCATATCTTCGTACAGAAGGACTTAGCGATGTGCAGGCTAAGAAGTTTGCCAAGCTTGTAGATCTGGAAGATATTGAGATTGACGATGATGGTGATCTTGTAGGAATTGACCTTGATGAACTTAAGGAAGATTTTCCTGAATTGTTTGCTAAGGCAACCTCAGATACACCAGCTAAAAAGAATGGTGGACGTAAGCCTGATACAGGTGATAAGTCAGGTAGTTCTAATGCTCCATCTGGACTGAGCGAGGCGTCTAAAAGAATGCTTAAGATTTCCGGTAGGAAGTAACCGATAAGAATAACAATAGACTTCTTTCCGTGTCGGAAAGAAACTCCGCAATTAGCGCATAGGATAATCCGAGTCGGGCTATTCTAGCAAATTGCATTTTGCCCTTTGTCAGGGCGTTTTAAATTAATTCGCCAATATTGGCAATGGGCTATATGAATGCCCATATCCAGTGCCTAATACTAAGGAGATTTATAATGGCACGTGAAACTTATGAAAACTGGATTCCTGATGAGGTTGCTGCCTCTGTTATCCAGGTAGCAGACAAGGGTTCTGCTGTAGAGCTAGCTGCTCGTACTGAAGTAATGGCATCAGACCTTAAGCGTGTTCCTCGTTCTGGTGGATTCACTGTAGGTACTGTTGCTAAGGGTGGTATTTACTCTGAAAGCACTTCAACCAACGATTACGTAGAGCTTATTGCTCGTAAGATCGGTGGAATTGAGCGTATCGCTGTAGAAGACCTAACAGATACTACTATCGATCCTCTAGCTGTAAAGCGTGTAGATGCTGCTTACGCTATGGGTAAGTTCTTCGACAACGCTGCTCTAGGAACTAAGGTTGTAGCTAACGGTACTACTGTTCCATTCAACTCTGTTTACTACACAGTAACTCAGGCTGATGCAGCAGTTGGATATACTGCTAACGCTAACCTAAAGGCTACTGCTGGTGCTCTAACTTACGCAAAGCTTGTAGAAACTATTAGTGCTGTTGGTGCTGGTGACTGGGGTTCTGACCTAGTAATCATCGCTCACCCAACTTTCCGTTTCGAGACTCTTGGAATTACAGGAAACAACGTTCCTCTAATTGACAATGCTCTTACTGGTGGATGGGAAGGACGTACTCTTCTAGGTGTTCCTGTTCTATGGAGCCAGGGTGCAAAGGTTTCTGCTACTGCTACTGGTGCTTCAGGTTCTTCAACTCCTGGTGTTGCTGGTACAAACGGTAACCCTCTATTGATCGTTGCTAACCGCAGCCTTCTAATCAAGGGTGTTGCTAACCTTCCTGGTGTATCTAATGGTGCTCCTGGATTCAGCTTCCAGGACGTAAACGTTGGTTCTGGTTACATCACTGACGAAGCCCTAATGAAGGCTGCTATGCGTCGTGGTTTCGCTGTAGGTAACGTAAACGGTGTAGCTGTACTTGAGCGTACTAGCTAATCAACTGATGTGAGCCCTATCCTTAATTGAATAGGGCTCACATCAACCTAACTTGGAGGAAATGATATGGCTAAGGACGTTAAGCCTAAGGCTACTGAGGCACCTCTTACCGATGCGAAGCTTGCTGAAGATAAGACAACTGCTGATTACGTAGCTGCACGAGCAACAGATGGTTCAGAAGGCACACGCTATAAGAAGATCTTTGTTGAACAGCACAAGAGCCCTTCATGGGACAAGGTTTCAGCATATTTCGATCACGAACCTAATCTTGTAGGTACTCTTTCTGAAGCACTTGTACGAGGACTTCACCCACTAGGTGAGGCTAAGTTTGAAGGTGCAGAAGTTCAGGCAGATGGTGTAAGTGTTGAGCTTACTTATTCTGTGAATGTAAAGCCTGTAGAGGACAACCCTACTGGTGCAGAAACTCTAGCTCCTTCAGAATCAAAGCACATTAACTAATTGAGAGGCGGCTGTTATGGCTTGGTTTACTAGTAAGGCTGAGGCAGCCGCTCTTATTTCTGTAGACTCTTCTGCTATTAGTGATGCTAATTATGCTATGGCAATTTCTGCTGTAGAAGCATTCATTAATCGTGAAGTTGAAGATATTCCTAGCATTGATACTAGGGATCTTCGCAGAATTAAGAAGGCTATGGCATGGCAAGCTCTGTTCCTAGCTGATCAGCCTGATTATGGATACAGAACACTAATTGAATCTGCATCTGCTGATGGTCAGTCATTCAATATGGCTAAGGCTGCTGGTGGAGGTGTAGATATTGCAGCCCAAATGCTCCATCCTCTAACTATTAGGTATTTGCGTAACCTTACATGGAAGCGTAATCCTGTCACTGAGGATAAGGCAGCATTGCTTGCACTAGCTTATAGGAATTTCTTGAATGAATCTTCTGACAACTACACACGTTGGGAGAAACTTTCATGAGAAGCCTAGCTAATACTACTGTTCAAATTGAAGGCTCTATTGAACTAGATGAATACGGTGATCCTGTAGCTAGTTCAGATCCTATTGGCAATCCTATTCCTGTGTCTCTTATTGAGCGTAGGCAATTGATTGCCGAGCCTTCAGATAACAAGACACTGACTTATGTTCGATACGCTGTAATGAGGTGCAAGCCTAATTCAGGAATCGTACAGGATCAAATTGTACGAGATCTTAAGACTGATATTCGTTGGGTTGTAGATGAGGTAACTCAGCTATTCAATCCGATGACAGGAATGGATCTAAGATGTCAACTAAGAAGGGCATCTAACTAATGACTAAAGAATTCGACAAGAGTTCTGCAAGACTTTTACCCGTAACTGACAAAGGCGGGGTGATTAACAATGGCTAAAGATAAGTTTGAGCTAGACCTTAAAGGCATGGTTCAAATCGAGCACAACTCAGCAGAATCAGTAAAGAATATCCTTGAGGATATTGCTGATGATGCTAGGAGATTAGTTCCTAAGGACACTATGGAACTACATGACTCTATTGAAGTTGTGCACAGAGAAGGCGAACTAACTGGATCTGTTGTAGTAGGTACCGATCACTGGGCTCCTACTGAATATGGTTCTGACCCTCACATTATCGAAGCTAAAGGCGATTACTCTCTATCTGATGGTACGGGAGAATATTATGGCAGAATTGTTAATCACCCTGGAACGCCTGAGCAACCTTTCATGCGACCTGCGCTGTATAAGAAGCGTAAGTTGAAAGAGGTTAACTAATGTCAGTTGCGGGCTATTTTTTTGAAGGTAGGTGAGTATATGGCAGATCTATTGCCGAATGCAGAAACAGTAGTAGTGAGTTATCTCAAGGCTATTAATGTTATTGGTAATAATGTTGCTACTGATCTGCCTGGTCCTGATGGTTCTGGCAATTATCCTTGGCAGGATACAGGATTTATTAGAGTAGGGGCTGTCTTTGAGGACATCAATCGCTACACTACAGTCCGTGAAACTGTAGCAACTATTGAATGCTTTGCTTTCACTCCGAATGCAAGTAAGCCACCTTATCCTAAGGCTAATGCTATAGCTGAAAAGGTAGTTAATTCAACGTTGCCTAACCAGCATTACAACGTATTAAAAGGAAAGCTGGAATTGCCTAGCAGGTACTACCCTGTATCGATTCTGGAAGCAACAATAGCCACAGGTCCACGTAGAGACTTCAGGCTAGTTAATGATAATCGTGCCATCTATATGGTCGATCTTAGAATTCTATGGGTAGCACTACCCACTTCTTAATGAAATGAGGAATTAATATGGCTAATGCAGGAAACTTGCTAGTCTCTAATGCAAAGATTTGGGTAGCACCTTACGGCTCATCTCTTCCTGCTGAGACTGAGACAGCTCTTCTAGCTAACCCAGCAGCTCCATTCGTGAGCCCTGGATTTACCAATGGTGGAGTTACCTGGAATCAGGAACTAGACTTCACTGAGTACCGTGCAGATCAGGTAAAGATTGCTCTAGGAGCTGCTAACACTGACTACACAATTACTGTTGAAATGACTCTAGCTGAAATCACTCTAGCTAATCTAGCTTATGTGCTAGCAGACGGAACTGTAGATGCAACTCTTGACACAAACAAGGTTACTAAGTTCACTCCTGCTGCTATGAATGATTTCCAGATGCCTTATATGACTCTGATCCTAGACACAGATGCTCCATCTGGTCTACAGGGCATTAACAAGCGTCGTAGAATAATCTTCAAGCGTTGTCTTCCAACTTCTGGATCAGAACTAGCTTATGGTCGTGAAGATCAGCAGGGTCTACCTGTTACTTGGACTGTATACGGAATTGATGAGACTACTGCACCATTCGTAATTCTTGAGCAGACTCCTGCTTGATATTAACTAGACGAGTAAGGCTATTCATATTCTTGGGTAGCCTTACTTACTAGGATTACTGTTGTTAGTGCCGCTAACTTTGGTGAGCACTCGAATGAATGAGAGAAGGAAAATAAAATGGCTAATGCCGGAAAGAAAGTAAAGCGTAAGGGTCCTCTACACTTTGATGTGCCAGCAATTCCAGAGCGCACACACGTATTGTTTACTTGGGGAGAAAAAGAATTCCTTGTGTATGAATCCAAGGATATCTCTCCACTAATTATGGCAACTGCACTTGAAATGCTTGAAGAAAATCCTCTATCTGCTATGACTTATACCTTTAAGGAAACTCTAGGTGATGAGCAGTACAAGGAATTCACTAAGCTTAACCTATCTCCTGAGACCTTCAAGGCAATTACTGCTGAGGTAATGGAGCATCTTGCTTCTGCTTTCGTAGAGGAAGAAATTGAAGAAGAGGGAAAAGCCTAAGCTCCTCAGACTTCTTCGCTAAGTTGAGCTTTTTGCTTATCAAGGCAATGGTGACTAATTATAAAACTCATTGGATTGGTCCTTTCGTTAAGCAGGTCAGGCAGATAGGTTATTACACCATCTATTCTGATGAGATCATGTCTGACTTTATGTTTATCGCTAATAAAGAAATCAATCCTGATGCTGATGATTTTGGTGGAATGAGTTCTAAACAGTTCTTTGCCTTAGTAAAGCAGCTTCCTGGTTATGAAGGAGCAGTAAGAAGACGATTCCTTAGAGAAGCAGAGCTAGAAAAGAAGAGGCAGCAGCAAAGACTTGCAGGCTTGAAGAAGCCTAATGGAGATTATAACTGGATGCTTCTCGCTGCTAAAGCTAATGGAGGTAAAGGTCTTGAAAGAGGAAGCGAACCGAATGAATGAGAAGGAGGTGGCTCTAAATGCAGCCTAATGGTGGAGTAAATATTGGTAAAGGAGTCATCTCCGTATCTGCTGTTGTTGATGAAGCACAGATTGCTAAGTCAGTAGGAGATGCAGGTAAGAAGGCAGGACAGGGCTTTAATAAGAGCCTTGCAGATCACTTCAAGCGTGATAAGTCTGCTGTTATTTCTGCTGGTGCAGCAGGAGAAGATTCAGCTAAGGCATCAGGAACAGGTTTCGGATCAAAGCTTAAGGCTATGGGTCCTATGCTTGCTACTGCTGGTCTTGCTGTTGGTGCTGCTGTAGGTGCTGCTATTGCTGGCTCAGTAATGAGTGCAATCGACAAGGAAAACGTACAGGCTCAGATGAAGGCTAAGTTTGGTCTTAGTCCTGAAGAGTCAAAGGCTAATGGTGCAATCTCAGGTAAACTTTATGCTCAGGGATTCGGTGATTCTGCTGCTGAGGTAGGAGATGCAGCCGGATTGATCGGTAAGCTTACTGGTGCATCTGGTAAGGCTTTGGAGGATATGACTAAGCAGGGTCTAACCTTGCAGAAAGTATTCGGATATGACGTTAAGGAATCTATTGCTGCTGCTAATAACATTGTAGCTAACGGTCTAGCTCCTAACACAACTGCTGCATTCGACCTTATTGCTAAGGGTGCGCAGATGGGTCTTGATGTTAACGACGACCTTATTGATTCGTTGACTGAATACTCTACACAGTGGAATAAGCTTGGTGTTACTGGTCCTGCTGCTCTAGGTCTGATGAGTCAGGCTCAAAAGGCTGGTATTAGAAACACAGACCTACTAAACGATGCATTCAAGGAATTCTCAATCCGAGCAATCGATGGATCTAAGGGAACTACTGCTGCATTCAAGGAGCTAGGACTATCTACTACTGAGATTCCTGCTGCTCTTGCTAAGGGTGGACCTGAAGCTACTGCTGCTTTGGATCAGGTAATCAAGAAGATCCAGGGGATTAAAGACCCTGTAAAGCAGTCTCAGACAGCCGTAGCATTGTTCGGTACTCAGTTTGAGGACATGGGACCTAAGGTATTCAACAGTCTTGATGTTGTTGCTGCTGGTGCTACAAAGGTAGGTAACACTACTGGTCAAATGATTACTGATCTTAGTGCTACTACTGCTGCTAGGTTTGAAACTATTAAGCGAACAGCACAGCAGTGGGCAACTAATATTGCAGGTAACTTCCTGAATATGGCTGCTGAAGGCGTTAAGCAGTTCAAAGCATTGTGGAACGGTGAAGGTGGAGCAGGACCATTCAGTAATCTAGGTCCAATTATCCAAAAGGTAAAAGCTCTAGGTGGAACGTTCAAGGAAATCTTTGATCAAATTAAGACTGTCGTAATGGAGAATAAGAGCCAATTCCAAACATTCTTTAATTTCATTCTTGGTATTTCTAATATCCTATGGTCTGCTGTAGGTCCAATTTTTAAGGCTCTTGGTGCCGCTATCAAGGCGGTTATCGGTATCCTTGGTGGACTTATTGACTTCTTCGCTGGTGTATTTACCGGTGACTGGAAGCGTGCTGGTGATGGATTGCATAAGATTTGGTTCTCTCTATGGGAGGGAATTAAGGGAATCCTTATGAATGTAGGTCAGGCTCTTCTTAACATTGTTAAAGGAATCTGGTCAGGCATTAAAGGCACCGTAATGGGCTTTGTGAATTGGTTCGTTAATGGCTGGAAAACAGCATGGACTAATGCAAAAAATGATGTAATCAATATGGGTAATGCAATCAAGGATGGTATTACTTCTCGATTCAATACCATGAAGACTAACATCAACAACGCTATCAACGGTGTTAAGGGATTCATTACTGGTATGAGAGATCACATCGGTAATATGGTTCGTTCTATGGGAGATAAATTCACTGCTTTCAAAGACAACACTATTAGAGCATTCACACTAGCTAAAGATGGTGTAGCTAAGGTTTGGAACAAGCTACAGGATGTCGCTAAGAAGCCTGTTAACTTTGTTATTGATCCTGTATATGCCAACATCCGTAATTTGTGGAACAACATTGCTTCTAAGGTTGGACTAGCTCAGCTTCCTGCTGTTGCTAAGTTTGCTAAGGGTGGTATTGCTCCTGGTTCTGGTAATAGAGACACAGTGCCAGCAATGCTAACTCCTGGTGAAGGTATTCTGACAAAGAAGGAAATGAAGAAGATTGGTGGTCCTAAGGGATTTGCTCAGCTACGTAAAGAGATTCAGTATTTCTCTGGTGGTGGAGTAGTTGGCTGGATTAAAGATAAGGTTGGTGGAGCTGCTAGAGGTGCTTTGTATTCTGGTGCTAAGAGTGTAGCTGATAAATTCATCTACCCTTACATCAACTCTATGCAGGGTGGTAATGGATTTGATGGGCTACTAAAGGCTGGTGCAAACAAGCTTGTTGGTGGTGCATTGAATTGGATTAAGGCTGATGACAAGAAGAATGCTGCTCCTGCTGGCTCTGCTGGTATGGGATACAAGAAGCAGATGCAAATCTTGCAGTCTAAATTCCCTGGTCTAGGTCTTATCTCAGGTTACCGTCCTGGTAGCCGTACATTGTCAGGAAATGTTTCTTATCACGCAAGTGGTAGAGCTGTTGACGTTGCTCCTAGGAAAGACGTTGCATCATTCATTTATGACAATTACAAGAAGATCACTAAGGAACTTATTACTCCTTACCAGCAGTACAACCTACACAATGGGCAAAACCATAGATATACCGGAGCTATCTGGAATCAGCACAATTTCGCAGGTGGAAATGCTCACGATCACTGGGCTGTAGACAATGGTGGCGTGCTTAAGCCTGGAACTACTGCAACTTTGACAAACGCTACAAGCGATAATGAGTATATGCTTACCAAGGCTCATTTGAAGGATGTAGTAGGAGACAGGATTTACAACGTTAATATGACAGTCAACTTTGACGATATTGATGATGTAAGCAAAATGAAGAGAGTGTTGGAAGACCTTGATAAAGAGCTTTACTCTGGTGTTCAAGGCTACTAAGGAAGGAATGAAAGAATGGGCGTATTGACACTCAATCCGTCTGCATTCTATAACTATGGAAGAGGTAGCTGGACCACAGTAGGAACAAGTGGTCCAGTTGCCCTTTCTGATGGTTCAGATGCGACGTATATTAAACTATCTACAAACTACTCAGGCACTAACGGTGCATCCTGGAAAACTCGTGTAGCTTCAGGTCAGCTTCCTGGTGGAGCTAAAGTAGAGTACATGCGTGCGGTAATGCGTGCTAAGACTGACCTTGCATCAGGTGCAGGATCAGAACAGTATTTCCGTATTATGATCCAGAACATTCGTGGTGGTAATCCTCTTGGAACTAACCGACCATTCACATCAGGTCAGAAGAAGGTTACTACTTCCTACACTAATATTTACAATGAAATCGAAAAGACAACAATGTCTAACGGTAAATATTATGGTGATGGATCTATTACTCAGGCTGATCTAGGATTCTTGGTTATTGAATTTTACGATGTTGCTACTACTCACATCTTTATCAGCAAGGCATGGATTGAAGTTTCTTATGATGAAAAGCCTGTCATTACTATTAATGATCCTGGCACAATTGGAGAAACTACAAGCCCTATCATTACCTTCAACTATTCAGACGATAAAATGCCTCTGGATGCTGTTGATGTAGAACTTTATGATAACGGTGGAAACCTAATTCATTCTGCTGAAAAGGTAACTCTACCTTCACCTTCTTACGGTATTCCTATCTCACTTGAAGATGGTGATTATACCGTAAAGATGAGAGCTTACCAGCAGTGGAATTATAATGGTGATGCTCCTGTATCTGATTGGGATGAGGCTAGCTTTACTATTGCTATTGGTCGTCCTGCTCAGCCTGAATTCGTAGCTATCGAAGAAGATTCTCAGGCACGAGTAAGACTAGTAGCTAAGTCAAACCTTAACCTACTATCTAATGATGCTGCTGAAGGAATGCCTGCTGCTTGGAATGATCTGTTCAACGCTACTATTGGTACAGGAGATCTGTATCAGGCGCTAGCAGGAGATAGAAGCCTTCTTATGAAGGTTACTTCAAGTGGTCCAGGATTCATGAAAGCATTTGCTGTTTCTCTAGTTCCTGTTACTCAGAATATCTACTACACCTTTGGATTCAATGCAAGAGCATATACAGGTGACACACTTGTTAATGTTCAGGCTGGAATTAGATGGTTCAATTCGTCTGGTGTGCAAGTAGGTTCTGATGCATTCGGTGCTAACTTCATGGAAATTGCTGGTGTGTGGAAACCGGTCTATATCAATACTCAGGCTCCTGCTACTGCCGCATTTGCTAAACCATTCATCAGTGTAAACAGCTCACAGGCTAATGGTTGGCATTACATCGATGCTCTTCAGCTACAGGCTCAGGCTGCTTATGCAGAGCCTCTACCAGCATGGTCTAGAGGTGGATTCGCTACAGGCGATTCTGTAAACCTATTGACCTATGGAGATTCAACCTTTGAAGGTGCCTCACACTGGACTGCTGTTGCTGCTGAAGTTAACTCTAAGGAAGCTACTGTAAGTGTAGTAAACGTAGAAGCAGAAACAGGAGATATTGAAGATTCTTATCAGGGTGACAACATGCTGAAAATTGCTACTGTTGATACTTTGATTAAGCGAGATGTTGAACCTAACTTCTCAAACACTACTTCAATTTCAGTATCTAAAGGTGACACTGTTGATGGTGACTATATGGTTGTGCAAATTACAACTCAGGGAACTACTACAGTAACTACTCCTGGTGGTTGGACTTTGCTTAACACAACAGCTTCAGGAACAGCACACAGAATTTATGCTTTCGGTAAATTCGCTAGCTCTGAGCCTGCAACACTTACCTTTACTGCTTCTGCAACAGGTAAGCACGCTATCTCACTTGAAGTATGGACAGGTATTGATCCTACTACTCCTGTAGATTCTATTACAGTTTCTTCAGTGCAGACAGGAACAGTATTTACCGTACCTACATCTAACGTTCCTCATAATGCTCCTGTAATTCAGTCAGCATGGGGACGTAGAGCAGCCGCTACCGTAGCTACATCATTTACATCTAACCTAGGTGGAAACAACGATATTCTACTATCAACTACTGCTAACACAGCATCAGAAGTTGCAGCAGGTGTATTTAGTCGTAAGTACAATACAGGATCAACTACAGCATTGAGCCTTACAGGTAGAACAATTACTTGTGCTAACTCACTGACTGATGTTCTTACTGTATCTATTGTATTGCGTCCTGATCGCTCTACTGTACGAGCAACCTTGAGAGATTATGAATACTATGAGTTTGATTCAACCCTTACTTATACAGTTCATGCAGCTCTTCTAGGAGCTAGTTCAACTTCAGGTGTTAACTCAGCTAACCGTGCTGTTGGATTCCTTGTGGATGTCTACGACAACGATAAGAACTACATCAACGGTTACTATGCTTATCAGGGCTTTGCTGTTCCTGGTCAGTGGTTGAAGATGAGTAACACTATTAATGTTCCTGATAACGCAGCAATCAAGTATGCAACTATTCGTATTGAAGTCGATCAGATCACAGATTACGAAGCATATTACATCGATGCAGTTAGCCTTTACCAGTCAAGTACAAACCTTGGCTATATTGAAGGATTCAAGGAAATTGATGGTCCTTACATTGAAGTTGAATATTCTGAGGATGAAGGTGAGACTTGGCAGACTGCTGACTCAACTGACTCTACTTGGATGGTTCAGAAGATTACTGATTTCAGTGATGCAACTATCGAATTCCTGGATTATGAAATTGCGTCTGAAACTCCACGTCTATACAGAATGTATAACTGGAAGATGGAAGAAGGAAATCTACTACAGTCTGATTATTCTGCTGAAGTAGAAGCTGAAATCAAGCTTTACCGTATTTGGATGCACCTTATCAATGATCCTGTTGGAACTATCTATCACTTTGAATACGATGGTCAGGGTAGAGATGATGGATTTGATAAGCAAGCTACTATCCAGCAATTCAACGGTAGAGAATATGGACAGGTTTATTTCTCTGAAACCTCAGCTAGAACTATCAACGCTAATGTGCAATTGCCTACAGGTGAAAGTATTGAAGCTTTGAAGAGACTAGATAGAACTAAGGCTCTTATTATCTTCCGTGATGGTAGAGGTAGAAGAGTAAAGGGACTGCTTAACGTTAAGATCTCTGATGAGAAATATGGACAGGCAGCTAGCTTCAGTGTTGGTGTCTACGGATTGCAGCCTTAAAGACGATAGAGAGTGTGTACTAGGATTACTGTTGTTAGTTCCGCTAACTTTTGATCTTGGTACACACTCTTATCTAGGATTACTGTTGTTAGTGCCGCTAACTTTTGAGAGAAGGAATGAAAATGGCAAAGAAGAAGAACAACGCTGATGGTGAACTAACTATCGAAGAGCTTGAGGCTATTGAAGCTGAAAGAGCTAAGAACAAAAAGAAAAAGGATGAGAACCCTGATGTTCCTCCTGATACTGGACCTGCAACACCTCCAACTATTCCAGACAATCCAGGTAACCCTAATGAGGATATGCCTACAGACAATACAGATACAGTAATTGTTATAGGTGATCCTGCCAATCCTGAGATTATTGTCATTTCTAATGAGCCAGATCCTCTTACAGAAGCACCTGTTGCAAGCCCTGAGAGCGATTCTGAGCCACTAACTAATACAGGAGGTACAGATGGCAACGTTTCCCGTAGTAACGCTTAATTCGGCTGCCTACACTCCTGAGATTGTTGCCCTAGTTCAGGCGTCTCAAGTAACAGCAAGATTCAGATATGAGCTACTTAACGCTAACGGAGGAACAAAAGGATTCCTTAATTGTGTGCAGGATGGAGGAAGTATTGATTACAACTTCTTTTCTGATATCAAGCGTAGGTGTTCTTTTGGTATTGCTGAGATAGGAAACTTTGAGCTTATCGATTTCCTATCTGACAGAATCAAAGTTTATTATGAAATCTTCAGCCCTTATAGAAGTGCTTGGTTGAGCTTTCCGCTAGGTGTGTATGTGCTTTCTTCAGCTACTAGAACAGTAAATAACAAGCTTACTACGAGAAATGTTGAAGGCTACGATCAAACACAAATCCTTAAGCGTAAGAAGCACCTGACTAGATTTGTCGTTCCTGTAGGAAGTGATCCTATCGAGGTAGTACGAGGATTGATTGTCGATGCTGGCTTGTCTCATGACATCTATGACAACCCTGATGTTACTAACGATCTAGTGCAGGCTGAAAGGTCTTATGATCCAGGCTCAGAATACATTGCAACAATCAACAACCTGCTAGGCATGATCAATTACAAAAGCCTTTATTTTGATGATAACGGTATTGCTGTTTCAAGTCCTTATGTTGCTCCTGGTGACAGAGTAGTTGAAGTAGGTTATGTTACTGATGACTCTTCTGTTATTGCTCAAGGTGCAAACCTTACTTTGGATATTTCAGAAATTCCTAACGTTGTTAACGTAGTAGTTTCTCAGCCAGATAGACCAGCAATTGTCGGCATTGCAAGAAACGATAATCCTGAATCTCCTACATCAACAGTAAGTCGTGGTGAGGATATTGTATTGCCTGTTACTGATAATGAAGATGTAACTACTCTAGATCAGGCTAATACAAAAGCTTATCAGGTACTTATTGATCAGTCTCAGATTTATGAAGTATTTGAATTCCAAACAGCTCTAGTTCCTTTGCATGGAGAAAATACCATGCTTGGAATTACATACAATGATTTGGAAGTATCAGATATTTATAGCGAGACTGAATATCGTATTTCATTGTCCGTAGGAGACAACATGACTCATAGAGCAAGGAAGTTGGTGACCTTCTAATGTTGAAGACAAGTGCTAAGAAGCTTGCGAATGCATTGCAGAAGAATAGAGCAAATACTAGACCTAATTACACACAGAATCCTGAAAGGCGACTGGGTACTGTTTCTGCTGTAGCTGCTGGTGGAAAGGTTTCTGTCATTCTTGATGGAGAAGATACAGCAGCCTCTTACGCATGTGCAGGTAATTATTATCCGATTGTAGGAGATAGAGTAGGACTTCAGAAGTGGGGAAATACTTGGGTAGTAATGACATCTATTTCTGTAACACTAAGACCTAGAATCCAGTCAGGAACTAATGCATTTGCTGTGACAGTTGCAGCTACTAGTGCATCGTTAAACGTAAACTTTCCTGTTGCTTTTGATGCCTCACCTGTAGTGCATGTCGGATTCCAGGGTGCTCCTGGTGGCTCGTCAGGATGGATTATTCGAGCAATTAACGTATCTGCTACAGGATTTCAGGCTTTTGCTACAGGAACCTCATCAACTTACAGCACTGTTATTCAGTGGACTGCTGTAAAGAATGGCGCACTCTAATTTAAGGAGAATTAAATGGCAATTGTAGTTCCAGCAAATAGCATTCCTGTGAATGCATGGACAAAAGAATACTTTGATAACAACATTTTCTATCCAGGATTCAAGATTACACTTTCAGAACTGAACTTGGGTGATAGTCCTCAAGTATACACAGATCTGTATGAAATCTTTTTAAAAGCAGCAGCGGAATACTTCGCTGATAAGTTTGATGAATCTGAAATCCTAGACCAAGAGTATGGCACCATTTCATTTACAGCCCAAATCCCAATAGTAGTAGAACCAGAAGAAGAGGTTTGATTATGACAGAAAAGAATGAGAAGAAGCCTGTAGTGCTCAAGGCAGATGGTCACGCTAATCCATCAGATGCTAAGTCAGCCGACTATGAGCCTGCTGAGGCACCTAAGAATTCAGTTCTAGGATCACGTGAGCTTAAGCGTGGAGATCGTGGAGAAGACGTTACAGCCTTGCAGCGTAAGCTAGGTGTTGAGCCTAGTGGACACTTCAATGAGGAAACTGAAGCAAAAGTTAATTACCTTCGTAGAATTCTTTCTCTTGAAGCTGGTTCCGTTGATGCAGAATTCCTAGCTCGAATTAAGTAAGCCTACTAATAGCCCTGCTAGATTTGGCACATACAGTGTCCTGGCAGGGCTATTACTTTATCAGCCGATAAATAAAAATAGAAACATACAACCTGAGGAGGCGTATGTCAAATGATTAATAAAAGTTACAGAAAGGCAACAACCTTTCTAGGAAAAAGAGGTGCAGCCTGTCTCTGGTTTGGATTTATCTTTATCGTAATTGGAATCAGTTATCTACTTGGAATTACTACTAATTCCTCGCAGCTTAATCTACAGGTGTTAACAAACATCTTTGATATCCATATATGGGGAGCCATTTGGACACTAGGAGGAACAATCTTTCTAGCAGCAGCTTTCTGGAAGCGTCTACAACTTATTGCATTCATGATTGGGATGTCGATTTCACTAAGTTGGTCAGCAGGTATAGCTTTGCAGACTTTCTTTGCGGAATCACAAAGAGGATTTGTGTCCGCATCAATCTATATGCTTTTTGCGGCATTGATTTATCTGATCTCAACATGGGCTGAACCACACAATCCTATGTCTGAGATCGGAGAAAATGAAGATGGAAGCTAACCTATTGACATTCTTTGGACCAATCATTATTGCTCTGATTGCTCTCGGTGGTTCCGTACTATTGTTCTTCCAGAATAGAAGCACAAACAAAAGACTGGAAGGACAGACTACTCAGACTATAGCTATCGAAAAAGAGAAGCTAGATGGTCTGGTATTAGATAGAGCTAAAACTCTGTATGAGGGCATGATTGCGCAGTTGGAAGCTCAGGCAACGAAGCTTAGAGAAACCATCAATGAGCTTGAAAAAGACCTTCTTGATGAAAGAAAGGAAAGCGCGAACCTAAGGCAGCGTGTAAGAGAGCTAGAGGACCAGGCTGATACTCTTGAAGAAGAGGTTTATCAGTTGAAGCTGAAGCTTGACAGGCTCATTAACAACACATAAAAAAAGAAACACCCTAGATCAGCCTTTGAGGGGAGGTGATCTAGGGTGTTTCTGTAGGGGTAAGGTCTATGACCAGCTAGCAACGACTCCTGATGGATCTGACAGGGTTACTGCACCTGTCTTCCAGGAGTCCTTAGGGCTGATGAGTTGAGACTGATAGGTCTTCTTAGTGCCTGGTTCCATGTTGTCGAAGAATGCTCCTGTTGAAATAGTAGCTGTTGTGTCTCCATCCGTTGTACGGAAACCGAATTCAGGAGCACTACTACTTCCTTCTTCACTCATCCATCCGTTAGGAGCCTCAAAGAGGATGACGAAATCAGAGACTTGACCTTCATCTGTGATCCAGATTCCTTCTTTAGGAAGCTTGGGCTTAGAGACTGTGACCTTGACTCCATCAAGATAGGTAAAGCTCTGACCGTACTTCAGAGAAGCTGCTGAGACGTTTTCTGCACTATCTTCAGGGTTAAGGCTAGGACTAGGAGCAGTTGAATTAATTGGAGCTTCTACGTGGCTCTCAGAGGGCTTAGAACAGGCTCCTAGAGCCAGAATCACAGCAAGTGCAACGATGGTCTTACGCATAACAAACTTCCTCTCAAACAAAAGGGGAGGCTACCGGATTGATAGCCTCTACCCTTAACGATTATTGCCTAGCTCCACAGACTGTACTCATCACAGGTCTTGCGAAGCTGAATGACGTGAGAGCAGTTGACAGCCGTTCCGTGCTCACTGCACTTGCTCATGCCATTGCGGAAGACACGAACAGGAACCTCACGAACGACCCCGATGACCTGGATTGCCCAACGGCGACGGTAGATAGCAGTCACGGTCTTGCGACCAACAGTCAGGATCTCAGTCCGCAGCTCAGCAGGCTTACGAGTAGTGACGTTGCGCTCGATGGTGGCAGTGCGAGCCATGATGTCCTCCGTACTAGGTGACTTGCTGATGAGAAGAACATTAGTCGTCTGAGACAGGCTTGTCAAGTCTTAATCTCAGAGAATTTATCGGTGTTCCGATAAATAAAGTAATTGATATGTCCTATATTGGAGGTAATGCAATGGCTATGGACAAGCCTATTTGGCGTAGAAGGTTGTTTGACAATATTGCTACTAAGGGTCCTAGAGGCGACCGTGGAGATAAGGGAGCTGATGGAGAAAAAGGAGATCCTGGAACTCAGGGTAAGACTGGTACTGAAGGTCCAATGGGTCCACAGGGACCTGTAGGAGAGGCATCTACCGTTCCTGGTGCAAAAGGTGACACAGGTGCTCAGGGACCTAAGGGTGATACCGGAGCAGCTTCTATAGTGCCAGGACTAAAAGGAGACACTGGAAATACAGGAGCACAAGGAATTCAAGGTGTAAAGGGTGATACAGGATCTCAAGGTCCAGCAGGAGCATCAGCAACAGTTCAGGAAGAAGTAGGCATTTACAATATTCCTGCTCTACTTCTTGGAGGTAACACTACTGTTGTTGTTCCTTTGAGTGGATCTTTTGTGGATACTAACTATCAAGTAAAGATCCGTACCTTTGCTGGTGTGAATCTTCTTTCTATGCTCAGTTTCCAAGTTATGACTAAGACTGTGAATTCTGTAACTATTAAGATCACAGCATCAGGTCTTGCTAGTGCTGCTGGAATTATGATGGTTGATTGCTATCGATCAGGAGTTTGAGAGTTAGCGGAACTAACAACAGTATTCCTGTTACTTAACTTGGCTTGTTGATAGTGATCCACCACTTGTAGCCTTTAGACCTATCTTTGTTATCGCAGTAAGTTCTACGAAGCAGTCCCATATCCTTAAGTATGTAAAGATATCTGTAGGTAGTTCTCTCTGGCATGTCTAAATCTTCAGCGATCATCTTGATAGTCTTGTCAACAACATAAGTTTCATAGCCATAAATTAGTAACATCTTTTCTAGGAATTTAATAGCATTGCTATGGCGAGAGAACTTACGATCTAGTGGATCTTTAACTGAAGCTGGTAAGTCTCTTTGAGGAATTGATTTCCTTCCGTATCTTTTCTGATAGCAGGTTTTGCATACTCCTGTTAATCCATCATAAGTTTTCTTATGTTTGTTGAATTCAGAGATAGGTCTATCCTCTCTGCAAGGTGCGCAATACTTCATAATCGCCATAATCAACCATCCTTATGTTACATTTAGGTTACAATTAATAAAAGTTTGGGTATTTGACGGATTCTTGGTCATACCAAACCGATAATAAGGTTATCGGCTTAAGAAGTCGAGAAAAGGACAAGAGACCAAAGGAGAAAGAACGATGGCAGACAACACAAGAAACATCAACTTTGCTAATGACACAGTTGAAATGGTTTACAACGATAACAAGCCTTACATTATGATGGCTCAAGGTTCAGCAGTCGTATTTGGATTTGTTGCACTGATGAGAATTATTATGTGGTTCAATTATCATTTCTTCGGTAACTTACCACCTACACAATTCTGGACTTGGGGATTAGCTGTTTGTGGTGCTATTGCTTGTTTATTCATCTACAAGTTCTACAAGCGTAGAGGTGAACAGGGAAATGAAGTTCTTATCAGATTCCATCCTACAGTAAGCACAGCATTAGGTGTTATCTGGATGATCATTGCTTTAAACGATCAGCCGCTTGAATGGATGTTCAGCCAGGTAAGTCTAGGACTATTCATTCTAGGTGCAGGGCTTATTGCATTTACTTGGATGGGACGTAGATGGAGCTTCAAGAACTTCCAGCATCCAGAACCAGCACAGCAGGTTAATCCTTACGGTGAGATTGGTTTAGGAGATACTACAATCCCTATGGGTGCTGGTCCTATTCCTGGCGCTGAAGGAAAGCGAGTAAGGATCAAGCCTAAGTTAGGTGTTACTCTGAAGGATTTCCAGAATGCTACAGATAAACTAGCTCAGATGTTCGGAGTAGCTGTATCAAGGATTCGTGTATGGGGAAACAGCGATGATCCTACTACAGTTTATGTAGATATCTTTGATGACCTGCCTTTCGCTAATCCTGTAGTTTGGTCAGGACCATTCAAGCCAGGAACTAGCATTGCAGAACCTATTGAATTTGCTACTTATGATATTGGTTCTCGTCCTCAGCTTTATCTTGGTGGTAAGAATGGTGGATCTTCTCAGCATTACTTAACTGCTGGAATGAGTGGTTCAGGTAAGTCTTACGGATGGCAGTCAGTTTACGGATCTGTATTGAACCGTAAGGAAGTATCTGTCCTTTATGCTGACCTAGCTAAGGGTACTCAGACTGTTAAGCCTTTGCTTTCAGGTATTTCATGGTTCGCTAATGGACCAGAAGAAAGCATGGCTATGTTTGAAAGCGTAGAGCGTGCGATTAAGGCTCGTTCAACTTGGCTAGCAAATATGGACCTTGAAAATTGGGCTCCTGGTTGTGGACTTAACTTGCTAATCCTTCATATCGAAGAAGCAGCAAGACTTATGGATAAGGACACATTCTCTAAGTCAGACCTAGCTAGAGTAACTAGGATTATTGCTGAGTCTCGTTCTGCTGGAATTGTAGTTGTCTACAGTCTTCAGAGAATTACTCACGACTGTATTCCTACTTCACTTCGTTACAACCTTGGTGGAACATTGTGTTTCGGTCTGAAGAACTCAGGCGATACTAAGATTGTATTCGGTGAGACTCCTGCTATGCCTCACACATTAAAGGATAATTTCCCTGGAACCTTCTACCTAGACATTCGTGGATTAAACCAGGACATGCTAGGTAACCAGCTAAAGACAGATAAGATTGATCGTAGGCTTCTAGAGCAGGCTGTTATTGAAGGTGCTCAGTTCCGTACTCCTATGGATAAGACAACAGCCGCAGCTCTAGGTCAGGCGTATGAAAACTACAAGACTACTGAAGCTGGTACGAAATTCACAGATATGAATTCACAGTATGAAGGTATGAACAGTTCATATGAAACTATGAATGAGCCAACAGCAGAGTATGAAAAGTATGAAGAGCCTGTGAAAAGCAGTCGTTCACAGAATTTCACATCTGATCCTCAGATTGAACTTGACTCATTGTATGAATTCATAGTTTCTCTTGAGTTGGAAACATTCAGGAAGTCTGAAATCTGGAATCCTCGTATGAAGCAGACAGGCAAGAATAACAAAGGAACTATCAGCAAGCAGATTGATAAGCTAGTTGATGATGGAAGGCTTGTTAACACAGGTGGAGATATCTTCAAAGTAGCATAAGGTTTTAGGAGCCCTCTAATACTGGTTTTAGGACTGGTATTAGAGGGTTTTTGCATGGTTTTAGGGCTGGTTTTAGGTTAAGTTTTAGGGTGGTTTTCGGCTAAAACCACAGGTCAGCGCTATAAGAGTCAGCCACCTACCGATGGTCCATACACTAGGCAAGCCTTCAAAGAGAATTCATTGTGCATATATGCCTGCCAGGATGGTCCTACAGCCCTCTGAGAGCCACGCTGAGGATTTAATTTAATAGATGTGAGTCCTTGTCAGGGTAGAGATTTAAATGCTGTAATTAATCCTCTGAGCAGGAAGCTTGGAGCAGCGATAAGATCTTGATACAGTTGAGTTAGCGGCACTAACAACAGTAACCCTCGTATGAAATCTAATCTGTGAAGATATGAAGAGTGTGAAAAGATCTATGAATTCAGTATTAGAAGTGTGAACAGCCAATTCATACATCTATGAAAACTTCATACTTAGCTTTTCATAGATTTCATACTTTTCATAGCTATGAATTCACACTTTCATACTCGCCTGTCTGTTGTTCATATAGTGGATTCAGCTTTTCATATAATTGCCGATGTGATACACTAGATGTATGAACGCGAGCTATTCGCAACACGGTTCATAGAGTGGGCGACTTTCATACATTGAACAGCCATTCAGAGTATGAAAACTTTCGTTACACAACTGTTACCTTAAATATCTGATTCGGGTGGCTCCGATGACGATAAAGGATACAGAAGCAAAAAATCTTTTCCTTTGGTCGGGAAATTGGTAATTAGTTAGCCCCATTGCTTCAGAAATGGAGTGATGGGGCATCTCTCTTTCCGAGAGAAACGACCGATGGAAAAGAAACCGCAACAAAGAGAGAACTAGTTATCAATCATCAGGACTGACCATCCTGACCTAATCGGAAAAGAGATTTTGTCATGAGACTTTCAAAGGACGAGAACGTAGCTAAGGGTTACGCCGTATCTACTCCTAGTGGTAGATATGTAAAGCCATCCTGCATGAATGCAGAGATGAAGAATCTTGTGGACTCAGGTTATGTAAAAGTAACTGAATGGGGCAAGGTTGAGACTACAGATAAGTATGAAGCTGACATCAAGGCTCTTGTTAAGCCTATTCCTCAAAACATTACTAAGCCTGGTTTTGATAGAATGCTTGAAGCAATTGAGATTGATGACATCCATACTCTACGAAACAAGATCACTTCTAAGTTCCCTTCAAATCCTGTTAGCTGGTTCCTTGAGGATAAGCCTGCTGAACTTGTAGCTCTAGAAAAGACCCTACAGGCAAAACTAGATGCTTACTGGACACCAGAGCGTAAGGCTATCGCTAAAGCTAATAAGAAGGCTCAAGATGCTTATGAGACTGCTGTAGTTCGCATTGAGAACCGTAAGTCCGATGTTGAGAAGGCTATAGCTAAGTCAGAAAGCTACATCCTTTCCGCTATCGAGCGTAGGAATAATCCTGAACTAGCTAAGAGCCAGAACAAGATTGCAGCAATTATTGAGGATAAGAAGCGTTCATCTTCTCAGAAGGTTGAAGCTATCTTTGATGGTAGCAAGTCAGCAGGAGCTAGCCACAACGCTAAAAGGACTATTGTTCTCGCTATCGCTAAGTTCCTAGGAAAGGGATTTGATAAGGATTCTATCTTTGCTGAGATTGCTAAGATGGATGAATTCTCTGCTCTAGCCTACAAGCGTCCTGAAAAGGAATTCAACAGGATTTACAAGGATACTACTTCCTGGATTCACTACAAGAATCAGATCAAGGTATTCTACGATCTTCTAGGTTGGGTAGCTGAAGGAATTGCTAACACCAAGATTCGTAAAGATAACAAGTCTGCTCTTCCTGGTCTTCTAACTCTAGTAGCTTTGCATCAGGCTAAGGATAATGACTCACGAGGACTAGTAGCCTTCAGGTACCTTACTAGGATTACTGTTGTTAGTGCCGCTAACTTTGAACTAGATCCTTCTAAGACAGGTCGCAAGCTAGAAGCATATGCAGCACAGAATTACATTACCTATGCTAAAGGTGTTCAGGGTGGTATTTCTTCAAGAGCTGGTTTGCTTCCTTACTCAGGAACTCTTTCAGTATCTCAGATCCAATCAGCTAAAGAAGCTATCCTCAACTCATTCCAGGACTCAGCCTTTAAGACAGCCCTAGAGAACGTCCTATCTAGGATTACTGTTGTTAGTGCCGCTAACTCTGTAAGTGCTCCTGCATATGATGATCAGGATGTAGA